GTTATTGTCGATGGTGGTTGAAAATATACATTGTTTGAACCTAAAACATTTACTAACAAATAATGTAAATTTAATCGTGTATCAGCCATTATAAATTCCCCCAATCTGGAGTACAACTCGGGGTCTATTAAAAGCTATCGATTGAATTTTCCATTTTGTACCATTCCATTGAATATATTTCATAAACCCAATATTGTTATACAAATACTCATCTGCAATAATAGAGATACTATTGTCAATATTAATATTTTCGTGAAAATTTTCCGATGTTTGCCATCGTTGTTGATTTAAAACAATATCTCCTCGATAAGTTTTTTCAACAATTTCATCAACCCAAACCCCGGGGCTTCTTTCAACTTGTTTGGCGTATCCTATTACGCCATAAAATTTCGCCATAGAATACACCCACTTCCATTTTGATTTTACGACTTAGTAACAGTTACCGTGTAATTGGTAGCAACGTCATATGCTGCAACACTAAGAACAAATACATTCTCTCCGGACGCCCAAGTAACACCAGTTGCAAGATCATCTGTAACATCTACGCCGCCAAGTGTTGCTGTAACAGCAGCAGATGCAGGAGATTTTGTAAATGTAATAATATTAGTAGCATCGGTTGTAGAAGCGGTATACTCATAGGTTCCAGAAGCAAATGTCGGAGTCAGAGTCTTACCGCCAACACTAAGCGCAGACAAACTTGGAGGCGATGCCTTTGTTACTGTAATTGTATATGTTGTTGAAATTCCCTCAATATCAAGTTTGATTGTAAGTGTGTTGCTTCCAGCAGACCAAGTTACTGCTTCGAAATCTGTAATCTCAGTACCATTAAGTTTTACTGTAACTTCGGCATTTTCAGAAGAAGGAACGAAAGAAACAATATTTGATGCATCTGTAGTTGTAGTTGTGTAAGATGTTACATCAGAACCAAACGTGGGCGCCAAAGTCTTACCACCAACACTAAGGGAAAGCAACACGGGATCAACAAACTCTTCTTCCTCATAACTTCTAATTGTCGCAAATACAGGTTTACCATTACTATCACTCTTCAAATAGGAAAGAGTAACGGTCGGCGAACCCTTTGAAATAGACACAGGAACGTACAATACTCCGCCATCAGAAATAAGAACTGATTTCTTATAAAGGTCTTCAAGCATTGTCGAACCAATAGCAATAAGTCCTTCAGAATTAATGCAAGCAACGCCTTCGCTATTTTTATAAACAATATAGTTAGTTACAAAAACATCCTTAGCCTCTGCATGCACTCGATGAAGAATCTTTCCAATTTTTTCCTTATAAGTCATAATTAATCGCCCCTTATTAATTATTCACCAGTCTTCGGAATGGTCTCGAGTTTCCAATAAGCAATGGCAGAATGCGGAAGAGTGAGAGCACCAGAACAACGAGTCTCAATCAGATATTTATACTGGTTGTAATCAATGTCAAAATCATCAAACGCAGTAATACTTCCGCCCTTATCTGCACCAAGAGCATAGTCGGACATATTAACAGAAATACCAATCAGTCTCTTCTGAAGGCCGGCTTCGGTTGAAGTGGCAGGAGTAATCACAATAACCTTATTGTCCATTACAGGAACCTCAACAATTTCACGAGCACGAATACCAGCAGCAAGATCGGCTTCGTTATTATAAATACGACGATCGTTCTTATCTTTCAGAAGCAGCATATCACCATTGAGATCGGAAGTCGTAAAGAAAGTCGGATTACCAGTTCCCTTATACTGCTTCCTACCAAGAACAATCTGATCAATAATATAAGAAGTCGTTGCGCCAACAGGAATCTGAATCTCGACAGTATATAGAGAATCGTCGGTGGCAATAGGACGAATCTTATCTTCCTTAATCTTATCATCAGAAGAAGACGGACGTCCATCACCAACAAGCAGAGCACGTGCAATTTCCTCTTCCAGCATCATACGCATCTCAGAGCGCAGCCACATAACAACATCAAAATCAGTAATGTCGATAACATCATCACGATCAAGACGCTGACGCTTATATACAGTCTGAGGATCGGTCGTTCTCTTCAAAAGTGTAATAACTTCATCAAGCTTCTTCTTACCAGTTACATAACCTCTGGCACGAGCTTCGTCGGCAGTAATATCTGCAACAACACTTTTAATACGAGAAAACGGAACGTGTTTAGCAGCACCAAACACCTTACTAACCCACTCGGTATCACGCTTTAGAAATGCAGGAGTATTTGTAAGGGTTTTGGCTTCCGGGAACAAATACCCAATATTATCGATACCATACGTTCCAGCATGTGTAAGAACATTGTCTCGATGTTCATAGGCGGCAAAAGCATCACCAATCGACTCATAACCATGCGCAAGGAAGGCATTTGCAAGAGTGGACTGAGACTGCTTAGCCTCTGTAAAAATGGTACGAAGCTCTTCGCGAGTCAACTTGGTCTCCGCACCAGTTGCAGAAGTCGTACCCTTATCAAAAATATTTTTCTTCATATCTGTTTCTCCTCCAATATTAGAATGTTCCGCAGTGTTCTCATTTTTATCTTCTTTCTTCTTTTTATCATCTTCGGAAGTTTCTTCCAAAGCAACAGCAATTAGCGAATAAACAACTGCTTTCTGATCATCGGTCAGTGTATCGAAAACATCCCCAACAGTTTCCTCAGAATCTTTCTTTTCTTTTTTATCTTCTTTATCTTCATGCGACAAAGTCAAATCTTCAGAAATATCGAGTTTATCTTCAGAAAATGCTCCAGCACATATAATAGCTTCTGTTTCGTCGGTTGTAATAGAACCGTCTGCATGTTCAAAAGCGAGATTATCGATATATGCTTCTGGATTAGCGCCAGCAATTACCAAAGAAACTTCACGAATTGTACCATGCATTACATTCTTTCCTTTTTCGACAAGACCGTTTGCATAAATACTAAGCGCCGTAATATCCCCATGAGCAACCAAAGCTTTTACAATTTTTCCCGCCTCGGTGTCGTTCAAAGAACAATACGAATAAACGCCGTCTTTTCTATTTTCCAAAAGAGCATGCCCAAGAATGTTTTTGGGGTCGTTGTGGATATGCTGAAAAACAAGCGGTACAATTTTACCATCACATTCCTGAAATGCATCCGGAAGAATTGTTCTTCCATCAGAGCACTTCAACCCAACTTTTGTGGCGTATCCACTAAAGTCATATTTCTTTTTGCTCATCATTCGTTCCTCCTGTATTAATTGATGTGTTTGCTATATTTCGATTGTTAGGAATTGGCATATTCTTATTTCTTAATTCATCAGCATGTGGCGCATCGGAAGGTTTTCTACCAACAATTTGACGAATCTCATTTGCTGTAAGAATTTCGTTTCGACTAAACACATCGGCAATATTAGCAATTTCATTGGCCGGAATAAGTCTAAAGACATCACGAAATCCCATAATTGAATGCCCTTGTGTTCGCGCCGTTTTTGTTAAAAATTTACGACGCATCTCTTCAATAATTGCGGTTACAATTGGTTCAATTGTTCGATCATAATAATTTCGTAAAGCTTGTTCGCTTGCTTTTCCATTAAAAATCTCTTCGGTTAATCCAAGCTGATTATATAAAGAACTGGTTAAATATTGAACTTGTGTAAACAAATTATTTTCAACAGGTCTATTTAATTGTGTAATTCGCTCTGTTCCATCAATATATGCAACACCATATCTACCAGTCGTTAATTGACTTTCAATAGACCTAAGTCTTTGATTTGCTTGTTCCTGCTTTCTTTCAGTACTAAGACTATAAGGAAGTTGAATAATCAAATCAAGTTTTCCAGAACTTACTTGTTTATCAATCGAATCTAACATGTTTAATTTTTGAATAAGTTGCTTTAAAGTTGAATTTGGTTCGTTCATAATTGAAAACAATGGGTTTTCAATTATACACGTTATATTTTTTGGAACAACCAAAGTTTCTCGTTGACCGCTTTGATCGTTATAAACTTCAACTTTAACATAATCTGGAAACCATTCTAAAATTTTTCCAGTTCGTAATGAATAAATATCGTATGCTCCAGTTACATAAGGGTCAAAAGTTGTTTCAATAGGTACTACTGCAACATAACCCTCATCGAACATACTCATAGCAATATCCATTATAAGATTACGACCAGTTTGATCTTTATTAGCTTCAACAGTTAAACACATATTTAAAGGATCATTAATTGTTTCCAAATACCTTCCATTTTGATCTACTTTAACGTGTTGAATGTCAAAGCTTGCCACGTCAATTGCAATACGATTAGTAATCGTGGTAATTATCGATCTATCTGATAACTTATAAGCTTTTGATCGTGAAGGATTCGTCATGGAAAAAAGCCCTATACTATTTTGTGGATATGTTTCTATCGGCGTCTCGTCTCTGGCTCGAAATGCATTCCAAGAATGTTTTAATATTTCGCCAAATGATTTCACATAACTCATCCTCCTTTCATAAGATTTTCTTGCCTATAAGCAACCTTACCTGTTTTGAATACTCCTCGACGAAGTTGGTCCATATCGTATCCAATATCGGCAACGGCAGTATGAACGCCAATTTCTCCTCTTTTTGCAACAAATCTTAAAACACGACCGGAAGGCGCCCGAACGTCTCCGACTCTTTCGTTCATAAGAGATGCCAGTTTATTATTATACTGCAAAATTGTACTTGAAGAAAGACGACCACGCGATGTATACGACAAATCTAATTGATTTTGAATAAAATCATTCATATCTTTTGATACTGTCTTTTGAAGTTTGACTTTAATTTTTTCGCCTTTTGTTGATGCCCACTTGTTGTCTTTTTTATCGAGACGGGCACGACCTCTTGGAGTTAAAGAACCATCTGGATTTTGAAAACGACGAACATACCATCTTTGACCCTTAATTCCAAAATGTTGGAGGACAACCTGATTCATACTTAGTTTCCTCCTTTAATCTTTCTTTTTATCCTGTTTAATATTAAATGCAATATTTGCAAATTGTGGAGATACTTTTGATACAAGAAGTTTTGCACCGCCAAGCATCACGTTTTTACTAAAATCGGTCAATGCCTGTCCGGCAGCATCTCGCAATGCTTTTTGAACAAACGATTCGCTTTTTCTAAGTTTTTCTTGAGATAAACTTCTATATGTATTTTCTAACTGAAGACGTTCGTTCAATCTCCGAAGCTCATCATTCGATAAACCACGAGTTGCCCTTTCCTTTCTTGCCCGACTTTCAATATAGTCATCAGAATCTGCATATCGTTTCTTACCCTCAGAAGTCAAAGAGCCATCGGCCTTTTGAAACCGTCGAACATACCATTTTTGACCTTTAATTCCGTAATGATACAATTGATTAACAGGAGTAATTGTATCAATAATCAAAGGCTTATCAAATGTATCTGTCTTGCCGGCATTTCTATTAAGTTCTTTAAGAATAAATTCTGCTTCATTTTCGAGTCTCAATCTATTTACAAGCATCTGTAAATCTTTCATGTTTAATTCTGAAATACTTTTACTTTTATCTGGTTCTTTAGGTTCATTACTTTGTGGAAAATTTGGAGATACAGAATAATCTTCAAAATGTTTAATAAGTCGATTCGCCATATTTTGACCTCCTTTCTAAATTAATTAAATTCGTCTTTATAGAGTTTGTATGAAACATAGGCATTTACTAAACCAGACACAGCATCAATCTTTTCTTCCCTGTGCTTCTTTAATAATTTTCTATTTCCATTATTATCCTCAATTGTGACACAATTTCCCATTGTAAAACTAAATAATTCTTGATCAAAAATAAGTAATCTTTCTTCGGCTAACTTTTTTAACTCTCCAAGAGGAACCGATTCTGTTTTTGCCCCTTGAATTACTTTTTCAATTCCATGTGGACCATATTCTTTTTCCCAACGACTAATAAATTCTTTTGCATTATATGGGTCAAAACCAAGACAGCAAACCTCATACTTTTCTGCATCTATAAATTTCTCTAAATCATCATATACGCTCATCATATCAAGTACTGCACCATCTAAAACAACTAACGACCCCTCATTTAAAAAATCATCATATTTTATTCTTAACGCACCGGGAAGTTTTAATAATGTTAAACTGGAAATATAACATCGAGTTTTTATTCCAAATCGACCTCTTGATAAAGGAAACAAAAATGTAAAAGCACAAAAATCGTCCCCTTGTGAAAGGTCAATACCCAATGCACATGGAAGTTTCCAAAAGCTTTGATGTCGGTGCGGAATTGTTTCTTCATAAGTAAAGAAATATGTATAACCTTCCATTGGAATACCAAATCGTTTTGCTAAAATATCGTTTCGTGTAGAAGGAGCCTTCTCTGCTCGCTCTACATCTAACTGATAAGCCTCGTAAGAAACTGTTTTACCAATATTTGGTTGAGCTTTAACCCAACAAGAAGGATCAGCAACTTCATCAATATTATCAAGTCGATAATACCAAATAGAAACGTGTGGAGCTATATAAACACCATTTAAAATGTCCATAAGTTCCATTTTTATTGTATCGCCGGCACTATTTCGAACAGTTCCTTCAGAACTAATAGCAACAATCACATAGTCATCAAGTTTTGAAGCTCCTTGTTCAATTGCCCCAATAACATCTTCGCGAATATCTCCAGAAAGCCACTCATCTACTGATGCTACTTTTGGACGAAGACCCTGAAGTTTATCAATCGACATTGGACGGACTTCAAGAAGAGAACCAGTAATAAAATTTTCAATTCCTTTTTTAGTTGAAGCTAATTTTACACGATCAGAACGAGAGCCGGTTGTATTCTGAATCGAACCCAATGTAAGGAACTTAAATAATGGTCCTCGTGCTCTTGCTATTGCTGTACGAATTGGAGACATTACTTCGTCTGCTTGCTTCATTGTTGGTGCGGTAGTAATTTGATGAGTTGTACTTGTATCAACATTTAAAAAATAATCTTGAATAGTACTAACATACATTGATTTGGCCCCGCCACGTCCAAGAATTAAATATTGTTTTTTTCTTAAACGTTTTTTAATTGTTCTTAATTCATATCTTCCTGGAGAACCATCTTGACCAGGAACATAAACGTGTCGATCAATAAAATAATACCAACCAAGCAAATCTTCTGCCCACAATTTAAAAGTATCTAATAGATGAAGGTCTGAACCATCAGTAAGAGTTAATTCTGCTTCGCAAAATTTAATATAACCCTCAACAACAGCATCGTCATAATACATATTGGGATCCCTAATTAAATCATCGATTCGATTCATTTGTAGAGAGACTTCGTTACATACTTTAATTTGACCGTTTAATACCGCCTCACGAAATTGCCCATAATATTTAGGAACAGCAGTATTTGATAAACTCATTAAATCAGTCCAAACTAATTATTAGATTGAACTTCAATCCGCCAACAATATTCGTCAATCTGTTTTTGAATTGAATTTACTAAAAAAGAATTTTGAGGGGGATCAAACATAAGTCTAACTAATAGATAAATTGCTGTTTTAATAAGCTCTAAATCTTTTCTCTCTCCAATAAAATCTGTCCAAACTTGGGATGAATCTGTTATAGCAAAACCAGATATTGGACCGACTCCAAGTTGCATTATAATGGTAATTGCACCATTTATATGTATAATTAATTCGTTATCAAAATTTGTATCATCTTCACCAATACCTAGCATTTTTTTTATGCTAATTAATATGCTATCCACAATGCCGCATCCCCCTTTCTTAATTAATTACCACAATTTTGTATCTCCTCTTTTTCTTTCTTTTGGTAAAAATATAAGATTGTCTTTATTACCAAAAGTAATTGCATTGTGTGTACGTGAGGAAACACAAATCAAATATTCTGGGTCTAAAACTAAATGAATATTATTTTCCAAATCTTTAACAGAAATTGGATTCATATGATGAACTATTATTACACCATAAATCTCTCTATCTTTTATTCCAAGGTCACAAGCTTCGTCTCTAACTATTACATAATTTCTAATTGTTTTCCAATCTTGAGAATTGTAAAATTTTTGATTTAAATATCGATCAAACCCAAATGTTGATTCGCCAACTCTTCCATCAAGTTTAAGATACTCAAATCTTTCTTCAAATGTTGGTATTTGTATTAATTCAGAATATGTTCTAATCATTGTTCTCTTCCTCTGAATCATAACCAGCATAAGTTCGAATTGCATCAATAGCTTTAATATAAAGATCTTCAACTCGCTTCTGAGATTGAATTGCTTCTGTCTTAGCTGCAATTAATTTACGTTGACTTTCTAAAATTTCACGTTCAATCTTTTCTTTTGGAGAGCCACGCTTAATTAATTCTGTAATAAGTTGCGAAGATGCTGTTCCATCTCGAAGTTTTTGTTCTGCAAGGTTATTTGCTAAAGCAATCATTCGTTTTTCTTGCTCGTCGGCAGTTCTTGCAGGAGGGCTCTGTCTATTTGGTGTACTTTTCGAAGGCTTTTTCATTACTATTGCCCTCCTTTCTTTTACTTTTACTTTAGTTCTAAACTACTTTACAAATAGTTTATCCATACTAAAACCCAGAACCGAAAGCTAAAAACAACCCCCGGGGAAAATATCAAGACCCGTGCGATATAGAGGGTGGGATATAAATATCATCCCTCCCCCCCCGGTCTCTATATTTTTTGATAAACTTTTCTGTAAATACCAAGAATATTAAATTTGACAATTTCATCGATTGCTCGATTAATTTCTTTTTCATACTCCTCGTCTGTTAAATCGTCGGAGGTTTTTGCAATACGGGCTAAATAATTACATGTATAATACTTATGGTCTTCGTCGAAGCGACGCCATTCATCCCATTGAGTGAAAGGATCGAATGGGTTGTCAATTGTTGTGAGCATTATAGAATCCATTACGATCCCTCCTTTATTGAATTAGACAATGTGGTAACAGAAACACCCAAAGCATCAGCAACCTCAGCAAGAGTGCGGCCTTGCTGTAAATAAATACGAGCACGGGCTATTTTGCTAGGGGTCATAGTTATTTGCGACTGGGGTGTTGCGAGCGCTTGGACGTCCTCCAGCTTTGTATTATTTAGAATCTGACTTAACAAAGAATTACTAATTGCTCCAGCTTCAATGGCTTCCCATTCTTTGGGCGTGATTTGAATTCTTTGTTTACTAGCACCAATACGTTCTCTCATATCTGCAAGAGTTTGACCTTTTAATTTCTTAATTTGTGCCGCATCCATATCAGGATTTGCTGCTCTTTTAGTTGCAATAATTTTATTACCAACAAGATGAACTTGTCTTTCTAAAGGAGCATTAGATAGAGCAAGACGTAGCTTTGCATTAAGAGAGGCTACTTCTTTAGCGTAAGTTGCTTTGGCAGAAGGAGAATACGCAGTCATTTTAATAGATGCGCTTTCTTTACGAGCAAGGTCTCCTAAAGCCTTCATTGCGTTGGCATAATCTGCATATACAATTTCAATTGTTGCGGGATCTTTACTCATTAATTTACGAGCATCATCCGCTTCGTACATCTTGGTGGATTTAATCTGGGACCTTACAAACTTACCCTTTGTATTGGTGTATCCCTCACCAGTAGGCGCAAACACTTTGGCCCCAGTCTTTGTATCAACCGAATAGGTATTCTTACGAACTAGGGTTCTTCCGGTAGCCTCAGACTGTTCTTTTGTGAGTGCC